CCCTCCATTATTTACCCACTCTTCTACTAATGAACCTAAATCACTATCATAGTCATTAGAAGTTGTCCACCATAACTCTCCATTATTCATTCCATCATCCCAAACTTGAAAACATACTTTATAAAAGGTATCTTCCTCTACTACTCTTAATATATTGTAACTATCTGACATATATTTCTACCCTTGCAGCTCTATTTATACCAGTACTATCTTGACAGCAACGAATATAATCTCCAGCTGAATATCCTCTACCAAATGAATCGTTCATTCCTATACCACCAGAAACATCGTCTGATGACATATTACCATTAGGATATAATCCACCACCGTTTTCATTCCAACCAAATCCCCATCTAGTTGCTGCACCGTGACCACCTGTATAGTTGTAGCCATAAAATCTAACATCTCTTTGTGATGACCATGCGTTACCATAGCCAGAATAAGATTTTGCATCTCCTAAAAAGTATTCATTTGCTGTTTGAAATAAGTTCAATAATGTTGTTCTTGTAGTAGATGAACCACCATATATTGGTTTTTGTAACCAAGTCCATTTACCATCATAACTATAAGAACCACCTGCTCCTATGTCTGGAAACACTGCTAGTAAATGAAGCGCTGAAAAATAATTAAATGTATCAAACTTAGCGTCTCCGGTGCTTCTATTTGTAGCGCCAGAATTTAAAGTATTGTTTTGTGTCCAATAACTATCAGTATAAGAAAATGTATAACCTTGTTGAGCTTTCAAAGCCATCATCCAACCACCTCCATCATGGTTTGAATCCATTAGGCAATAAACAGGTGTTGGTCCTATTGTTGGTAAATTAATAAAGTAAACGCCGTCTTGTGAACCTGGGTAATCTGCAAGTATTTGCTCTGCTGAATCTCCAGCTTTAGCGGCAGTAGAACCATCCGCACCAGCCCCGGAATATATTACAGGTCTAGCTACTCCTAGAGGTGCCATGGCTACCTCCTTATTGGAAATCCTGTAGTGATTGAATCTTAGGAGCACCTTGGTCTAAGAATATAAATGTAACTAAATCAACTGCTCCAACTGTTGATGAAACGCTATAACCAGAACCACCAGCAGTTTCTGGAGTCTGACCTGTACCATTTACAGTATAAGTTGTAGTTGTAGTTCCATCATCAAACAATCTTGGAGTTGCAGCGTCTTGTGTTACTTGTAAAGTAAATGTAGCAAATCCTGTAGGAACATTTGTGAAAGCTAGTGTAGAAACATCTTCAGTAAGTGTAATAGTTCCTGTATTACCACCTGCAACGCTGATTGTTAAAGTACCAGCACTTGTTGAAAGTGTTTGTGATGTTTCACTATATCCTTTTAATTTAGCATTCTCAATTGCATTTTGTGCTGCGTCTAAATCAGTTCCTAATGAAGAATCATCTATTTGTTTATTAGCAATAGTTTGAGAAGCTTGTAAGAATGCAAAACTTTCTGATTGTAATGCAGAGTTAAATTCTGTTGTAGAACCAGTTAGAGTGTTAAGACCTAAGTCTATTGTTTTACTTTGTAGGGATTCTGTACCAGCTAAGGTTGCAAAAGAACCATCTGACAAAGCATTATTAAACTCTGATGTAGTTCCTGTAAAAGTTAAAGTACCACCAGCAACATCAGATAAATCTATAGTTACTGCTGTTTGTGTTCCTGTATCAAAAGTTTTGTTCTCTAATGTTTCAGAACCTGCAAGTGTTGCAAAAGAACCGTCAGATAACGCACCATTAAATTCAGCAGTCGTTCCGTCTAATTTAGTAGCAGGAACAGAACCTAAAGCTACATTACCACTCGTTACAGTAAATTCACCTGTTGTATAAGAAGCAACACCTTTAGTAGAACCATCAGCAGCTGCGTCTCCAATTAAATCTTCAACACCATTTTCTGTTAATACTACCCAGCTAGCACCTATATAAAACTCAACACCATCAAGTGTTGTGTTGTATCGCATAGTTCCTTCAACAGGGTTACTTTCCCTTTGAGGTGTAGTACCAGAAGGTATTATTATTCCAGAGTCTTGCCCATTAGCAAACTCTCTTAAACCAGTGGTATCTCCGTTGGTTTCAACTTTATGTATTGCTCTTTCTGACATATATTATTCCTCTTCTGCTGTTTCAGCGGCAATATCAGCTTCTTCTGCTTGTGCAAGTTCTTCTTTCATGCCTTCAATAGCAGCTTGCATTTTGACTAAATTTGTTTCAAACATATCTAATCTGCTAAGAATATTATCTATTTTTTTTGATTTTTCGCTCATTATAATCTCCTCAATTATATCACTAAATCTCTTATGCCTGTGATTCTGACCATGTTATACGACCCGAAATCTTAAACGGAGATGAAGCAGAAATGTCTGCTGTATCTACAACCTGTACGGCTACTGTTAAAATATCTGGTCCATTAGGGAATACACCATCTCCACCGAGTATAGAGTTACCCATGTCAATCAACTGCTCAAGAGAGAAGTTTGTACTATTACTTAATCTAGCTCCAGTGCTATCAGTTCCACCACCTGCTGCTCTGAAGGAGAATACTTCTGTTCCACCTGTAATTTTTTCTGCTGCGTTATGTTTTTGTAGCTGTGATAAAGATGGAGAGTTTACATTTTCCCAAGCAACTTTAGATAAGTCACCATTAAGAATTAATTTAATTTCTGAATCATGTGTAAGTATTAAGCCGACTTCGTTTAACTTCAATTGCATTCTGTTAATAATATCTCTTTCTCCTAAGAAACCAGAGATTGCATTATCAACGGATGGTGCAAGTCTTAAAGATACTAAAGGAATAATGTCTGTACCTAGATTTACAGTTTCATCAGTTCCACCCGGGTCTTCACCAATAGTAACAGGAATACCACTAGCTACTACTGGATATACAGCTGGTGTATTGTAGTAAGAACCAGAGCTAATGTATATATAAGCATATATTGTAGAACCAGAATACTGTGTGAATGATATTGTTTGCCCAGTAAGCTCACCACCAGTTGTGTATAAAGGAGAACCAGATGTTAGTTTTGTAGCGTCTGATTCAGCAAAAGGTATTCTTACATAAAAGTCATAATTTCTCTGATTTCTGTTATAAAATCTTATTAATGCAGAGGTACCTGTTGTAGTAGCAGATATTGACTGACCATTTGTAAAAGATAAGTTATTTGATGTAGCAGTGAATAAGTATGCTTCGTCCTCGTCGAAAGTACCGTCCATAATTACAGAAGTACCCCAATGGAAAAGAGTAGGTGCGTAAGTTGGATTTGCTCCATTTATAACTTCGTATGCAGCTGCCATGTTACCAGAACGCATATAAGCTTCGTCTAATCTGTTGTTGTGCAAGAACTCGTGTACATATCGTACATGACCTTTTCTGTCTTTAAATCCAAAACGAATCTTACCAGCACCATACCATGAATAGTCCATGTAAGCCATTTGAATTTTGTTAATATCTAAAACAAAACCTTCTGCACCAGTACCATCACACTTGTCTAGATTCCATTCAGATTGTTCTACTTTAATGTCTTCTGTCTTTGTAATAACGACATTACTTGCACTTATACCTCTGTACTCTGGTTGAACATACATTGTTGTAGCGTCATCTATTTGAACTACTTTGTATGATTGACCTCGAAGAACTATAAAGTCACCTTCATTAACCTGTCCTATAAAGTTGGTTCCAGTACCTTGGATTAAGTTAGAGTTTTTAGTAACTTGTGCGGTTCCAGAAATCTGTGTTGTTGATGTTCTTCTTACACAAGATAAAGCAACACCATCATATTCAAAAAAGAATCCGTTCTGCATATCAAACATACCAACTCTTGTTGCTGCGTCAGAGTATGAAACTACATTATATTTGATAATTCCATTTGGTATAGATGTTGTTGGAGTACCAGTTAAAGTATATGTAAAGGTAAATTCATCTACTTTTGTTATTGAGAATGTACCATTATATAAACCTTCAGAAGCATTTTTAACAGTTACTTCCATACCAGTTGACAATCTATGAGGGTATTCAGTAGTAATAGTAGCTGTAGTACCGCTAGATGTTAATGATTCAACTGTTACTGGTGGATTAAAGTTAATTGCAACAGAAGTCTGTATACCTTTACCAGACTGATACCTAAAGTATTTTCTTGTCTGTCTTCTAATAGAAGAGTAAGGTGCTGTACCAGCAGCTATCTCTACACCACCGTCGAATGGTCTGTGTAATGAATATCCATCTGGTCTTGCATAAATATTAGTCTCAACAAAATGCTTGGTATCTGTGGCAGCAAAACCTACAGGTCTATCTACCTGCAAAGAAGCGTCATCTGCAATAGCAACAACTGTAAATTCTGCTAATGAACCCGGAGTAAGGTTGTTATCTTTAATATATATCTTATCTCCTACTTTAAAATATCTCTTAAACAATGTTCCATCACCAGTTAAGATATCACTTGTTTCTGTAGTGTCTACAATTCCTACAGCTTCTGATACACCAGATATAGACTGAGATTCTAATTTATGAGTACCAGTTTGTCCTGTAAGGGTTATAGCAACACCATTCAAAGCATTATCAAAACTTGAAGCTAGCTGAATATACACATCATCTACGACAATTGCATAATAAGTACTTCCGTCTATTAAGCCCCCTATAGTAGTATTTGAATTATTATCATATACTAATGCAGCGCCATTTTGTAATTTATGACCATTAGTTATTGCAAACTCTTGGTCAGAACCAATGTTTGCACCATTAAAGTTATAGATAACTGGGTCAACTTGGAAATTAGTAGTAAAGTCCCAACCTGTACTTGTTACATTTGAAGCTGAATATGCACCATCAACAATACCTATTTCTGCGTCTGTTGTAAATGCTAAGTCATTACCACCAGCAGAAGCCAAGTCTATTATTAATCCAGTATCACTCTTTAATTGTATTCGGTCATTTGTTAGTACATTTACTTTATATGTAGTTTGATTTGTTAATGTAGGATATATCATTCCTGTATCATAAGAATCTATGATAGTTTCCATAAAGTCTTCTAGTATTGTATTGTCCCAGAAGAATGTTTCTTCTACCTGTAAACATATTAATCCTTGTAAGTCTTCTTCATAAGAGTTGTTGTAGTTATAAACATACAACTGGTCACCATTTTGATATCTATAAGACACCATCCAAGCATTACTGTCAAATAAGCTTCTGTTTCTAATTTTGTATGAAATTAATATTGTATCTACATCTTGTCCTGTAGAGTTACCATAGTTTTTCTGCCAAGAAGCTGACCAGTAATAGTTATTATTAGCAGCAGAATAACTTCTAGTATTTAATTCAGAACCAGTATAAGTTCTACCACCTACACTTCTGTGATATAGATATAAGTATTGTTCATATCTTGCGTATGTTGCACCATTTACTTCATTAAACTTTCTAAGACTTGCCCAGAAAGGAATTGTGGAGTTAGCTTGGAAATCACTACCAACTAAAGTAGGTAAATATGCTTCGTGTCTGTTTCCGTCATAAGGATAATAAACTTCATCTTCAGATATATCTGTAGGTAAATATGTTACTTGCTGTGTTGATTGGTCAACAGGAGACCAGAATCTAGTTGTAATTTGACTAGTAGAAACATACTGATAGCTCTTTGTACTACCGCTTCTTACACCATTAGTTATGTATCCAGATTGCGGAGTAGCTGAGGTTACTATATCTACTCTACCTGTATTTGCTGTAAAGAAATCAGTTATACCATCTTTAATAAGAGAAAACTCGTATGTAACTGTATCTGGATTTACAGGATTTAAAGCACCAGTTGTTGCACTAGGTAAACTTCCTTGTGTTGCGTCTATAGTGATATTTGAATCTTGATTTAATGCGTGTTCTGCTAAATAGAAACTGTTCTTAACATTATTAGCTGTTGTACCAGCCCAACCATAAACACCAGTTGCTTCTCTAATTCTTTGAGTTGTTCCACCACTTTGTAATCTAAATCTATCATTACCAACTTTTTCTATTTGGTAGGTTCCTGCACTTACAGTGCTTTCTAAAATTAAGTTTCTATTTGTGGAAGCTCCTGTTATTACTTCTAAATCACCAGAAGTAATAGTTAAATCTATATCATCATTATCTGCTAATTCTAAGTTTTGAGAATAAAAAGTATCAGCTTCATCATCTCTAATAAGTGGTACTACGAATACATCTCTAGTTCCAGAGTATGCACCAAAGTATCTATAACCACCATTGTAGTTATATTGTTTTCTAAATCTCCAATAACCACCATTAGCTGTTCTAAAAGGTCTTCCTGCATAATCACGATTAAAAAACCAAGTAGAGTCTATCCAATGAGCGTCATCTTCTATAAAGTTCCACCTATTTGGTTTAGTTCCTGTTTCTGGAAATACATAATTTGTGGAATCTTGTTGAGGTCCATAAGTATATGCGTCTTTTAAATAATCTTCAATTCTTTGATTAGTTCTTGAGCAAAGCATAACTTTATCAATAGTTCTCCATGCTTCATCTGCACCACCGCTTAATCCGTAACCACCTGCTGCTTCATCAAACTGATTCATATCCCAACCAGAACCTACGCCATTGTTATAATATGATACTGGATAAGCATAACCGTAAGAATCTCTGTAGTTACCACGACCTCTCCAAATTTCGTAAACCATACCTATCATTGCTCTACCATAGTTGTATGAACCTGTGTTGGTAAAGTTTATAGCGGAGCCATCTCTTGATGTTGTAAGTTGAATATTGTCGTCATCAAGTACTTTTACATAATAAAAATCAAATCTATCTAAACCACCTATTTGAGTATCTCCAGAAGGTGGTACATAAAGAACTGTGTCATTGTTTCTCATTCTGTGATTTGGCCAGTTAATACTATCTGCTGCTAAGTTAACAGCAGTTGCGTCAAACTTAATTGAATGTGGAGGTCTCCATGCTTTAGTTTCTGTTTTAGTTAAATCTACAGTAGGTGTTACTGTTATCTCATCATCAAAATCTACATAAGGTCGACCATCTGGTGCGTTAGATGTAGTTGTTTCTGTTACTTTAAGTGTTTTAGTTGCAACAGTATTTACTAAATAAAAATTTGAATTATCAACAAAACCATGAGGATTTGGTGTGGTAATACTAAGTGTTGATTGAGGTTGTCCATCTGTTTCAACACCTGTATCTTTGTCGTAAGTTATTTGTGAACCAGCATAAAATCTTCCCGGAGTTATTGTTGAATAAATAGAACCTATCGAACCTGTATTTGGTTGTACAGCATTTGCTTGATAAGTAAATGTTGTTGTATCAGCAGATTTAATTAGGAACTTACCTTCAGCAGTTCTAGATGTTAAACCTTGTGCGTCTATAGGTGTACCAATAACAAGTCCATGCTCGTCACTACAAGTAACTGTAACAATATCAGAACCTGCTTTAGTAGTAATTCCTGTAACTATTTGTAAAGCAGAGTCACCATCTGCAACATAAAAAGAAGGAACATTGTTTGATAGCTCTAATGTTTCCCATTTAGTAGGCTGAAGACCATACTCAAAGTCGGTGTCAATTAAGTTCTCTGGAGTTGATACACGAATTTTATGTACTGGGTCTAAGAGAGAGTCCGCTACCTCTATTTCGTTAAGAGGTCTATCTACAATAATTTGTATGTTAGAACTGTCTGTTACACCTAATGCACTTAAATCTGCAACTGTAGTGATTGTTAATTCTTCATCAGCTTCACTCCAGCTCCATGTATTTACAGCAAGTTCTGGGTCAACAAAGTTTACTAATTCTGTTCCAGTATCTACATCAACAACTAAATATATTTCTTCTTTCTTTACATAATCAGGAAATTTTATTGTATCGTTAGCAGCGTCAATTGTATAATATGACTGAATTATTTTTCTAGCCAAGAGCCACCCACAATCCTACATTTAATTTACTAGCGTTGTATTTTATCCACTTAGTTCCGTTGTACTGGGTCATAATGCCTTTATCTGTATTAAAAATTAGTTGTCCCCTTGATGGACTTGATATAGCGTCAATTTCTGCTTGTGTTTTATTCAAGATTGTTAACGCAGAGTTCATTTGTATATCAGAGTTAAATACAACTGGGTCATTAGAAGCGTCTAATGATTCAATGTTTGTTACTCTTATAGTACTCATTAGTTACTCTCCATCAAAAGTAATAGGGATTGATTAAATTTTACCACGAATAATTCGTTTACAATTTTATATATCACGAGGCTTCACCTTCTTCTGGTTGAGGATTATTATCTTTAATTGCTTTTATAGCGTTGTAAAACTCTCCTGTAGTATCAAGTGTTCCATTTTCAATGTCATGAAATAACTTATCTAATTGTTCTCTAATTAATGGGTATTCGCTTTTTCTATCTCTTTGATATTCTTTAGCTAAATAATTATCTAATAACTCTTGTGCTTTAGCTTCTATGTCTTCCCAAGATGGGTGTTCAACATCATTACTCCAGCTAATATCGTCTTCTGTTGCACCAGAAACTACAAATAATGAATTTGGAGATAAAGATAATATCGCCTCTGATATCCAAAAGTCATTTAGACTGTTCATGCTAATAGCTCCAATAATGTTACTGTTGAATGACCTTTTTCATAGTTTAAAGCTGTACTTGTATTTATCGTTCCATTAAATCTAAAGTTAACAGTACTATTACCAGTTCTTGCTAAATAAAGTTTATAAACAGTTGAACTAGTGGTTGCAGGACTATCAATATAAGTATAATTTGTTTGATAAGGTGTACTGGAATAATCACCATCTGGATAGTTACCAACCATAAAAGAACCTCTTTGTCCTGTGATAGCTGTAGGTTTCAATGCAACTTCCGGAGAGCCCGATACAGTCCTACTAAAATATCCCATCATATCGTGGGCCTGTGCTTCTCCATATAGTGTCAATATAATCATTATATTAGAGTTACCCTGTGTAGGAACTATTGTAGTTGTAAGTGGGGTAATTTCTATACCTGTTTCAGTATAAGGAACTGCAAATGTTTGTTCAGTATCAGAGAAAGAGTATTCCCAGTTACCTACTTTACCAGTAGGAAATCCTACACCAGTAGCACTGGTCATATCTAGTTCACCTGTAAATGTTATATCAGAAGGAATAGTTATTCCACCAGCAGCAGTAAATTCAGATATGCTATCAGCTTTTATACCGCCATCTACTTTCAAATCATTAGAATCAGCAGTTATTGTTCTTGCACCTAAATAGATTGTTGAACCAGCTAAGTGTAAATCTTGAAACTTGTAAGTAGTACTACCTAAGTCATGTGTTGAATCTGTATCTGGTAGTATATCTCCTGCTACAGTTATACCTCCGTCTTTTAGAACAGAGCCCTCTATTGTTACACCTTGATTTGCAGTAGCTTCGTTAATCGTGTTAGTTTCAATTCCAATATCTTTAATCAAAGTACCATCAATAGTTACACCTGCATTTAAGTTTTGTTCGTATATATTATCGGTGTAAACTTCTCCGTCTTTATGTAATACACCGTCAGTAGTTACACCAGTAGCTAATGTACTTTCATTAATGACATCAAATTCGTTAGGAGCACCTGCAACTTCTAACCAATCTGTACCACTATATATTTTGAGTAGCTCTACATCTGTATCGTAAACTAAGTCACCAATTTCCATACCGGTAAGTGCATTAACTTGCGCAGTAGTATAGTTTTTTATTCTTACAGGTATATTGAATGATATACCATCATTAATAATTAACTTACTGCCACCAGTAGTTTCTATTTGGTCAACTGTTATCTTACTCATCTGTTGGATACCTTATTTCTGTAAAATCATTACCTTCTATTGCTATCCAATTACTTACCATATCACACCAATAGTCTCCTTCAGTGTTCTCGTAATCTGGATTGCAAGATATATTATCTATATCATCTATAAACCAAATATTAATTAGCTCTAAATCTCCGCTAGGTCCCCAACATTTTTCAATATAATCTATGTTCTCTAATATTTGTCTATCTTCTGCTGCTTCCATTATTGTATCTCCGCGTCCCAATACCATCTCATGCTGCTATTACCACCTGCAATAGTCACAAAATAGCTTGTTAAGTTATTACCAATATCTACATTCCAACAACCCCAACCTACATCGTCTTTATGTGAATTAAAGTTATGGTTCAAGTAGTTTCCATATTCATTATAAATACCTCTAACAAAACGATACTGTCCAGAGTGTATTTTTGTAGGAAATCTATACATAGGTCCTAGTTTATATGGAAGTATTCCGTCAAAAACATTATTACGAGAACCACCACCCCAACCAATAATTGCACTTGTCCCAGCACCTACTTTTTGAAAAAATCTTGCACACTTTGTAAGTTCTTCGTTGTAATGAGGTATTTCAAAAGCAGTTACACTACCACCATTTTCTACTTTTATATTTGCTAAGTAAATATCAAAAGAAGAACCACTGTGTTTAAATTGAAATTTTAGACAATCGTGAATAGCTTGATTAGAAGCAGTACCTAGTGACTTACCAGAAGTACTAGGAATTGATACAGTTCCACTATATTGTGTCCATGTAGTATCGATACTGTGCGAACTACCAGCTGTTGTTACAGCAGGAGAAAATCCACCAGCTACACCAAATTGTTGTGTAAATTGAACATCTAATGTTTTAGTTCCAGAGGCTGTTCTTGCCCAAAAACTATAAGTTACATTTTGTGCTTGAGCTGTATGTACACCCTCTATTCTTTGCTCCATAATGCAAGTACCAGTGCTAGAACTGTTCCACCTAGCATAATATTCTGGATTGTTAGGAACATCTGTTTGACCTTGTGCAAAAGTAGCTTGTGTAATAGCAGATACATTAGTAGTAGTAACCCATCTATCTGCACTTTGAGGTCTTCCGTTACTTGTTTGTGTTCCGGCTGTTCCGTATTGCCAAACTTGAAAAGCACCATTCATGAGTAAGTTCATGTTTGTTCCGCCACCACCACCCGATAGTCCTGTAGCAGAACCGGCAGTAAAGTCTATTGTTACACCGCTAGCCAATACTAAATTATTTTCTAAATCTATATTTGCAGCTGATGTTTTTTCAGATAAACTATCTGTTTTAATTGAGTCTGGATTCAAACCGCCTTCTACAGGAATACCTGTTCCACCTGTATTAGATGATTCAATAATTCCAGATACTTCTACTTGGTCAGATACGACTAGCTTGTCAGAGTTTACACCAAGGTTAATAGATTGTATATCCATATTACCTATATAAATTCTATCAAGATAGACATTAGCCCATCTAGTATCTGTTGTTCCTAAATCTCTTGTACTATCAGCGTCTGCAACAATATTTTGTGCTACAGCAGAAGTATCTAATCCGTCATGGTCTATTTGTATAGATTGATTAGCGCTGTTAAATGTAAGAGTTATATCGTTACCAGCGACAAATGTAAGAGTATCGTTTTGCTCTGTTGTAGTTATATTAGGTTGACCTGTTGCAATAATTGTATTAAACGATTGTGTATGTTCTGTACCACCAACATCTGTCCATAAAGATGTTATTTCTCTATAAACTTGAACAGTACCGCTTTCAGAATTAAAAACCATCTGTCCATCTGATGGATTTAAAATAGCAGAAACTTGAGAAGTTGTATAATTCTTTAATTGAATTGTGTCATCTAAAACAAGTTTAGAATCTAAAGTAACCTCTGTACCTGTAGGTGTTTTAGCTATTTCATTAACTTCTATTCTTGACATAAGTTTATACTACCACCAATCTTCCTTGGACAGTTATAGTTCCACCAAATGTTATTGGTCCAACCATCATCATGTTTTGACTTACGGGAACTGTTTGTGATTCATCGTATGTATCATTATTTCTATAACCCATACCATCTTCACCTATAGCAACACCTAACTCATCTACAACCAATCTCTTCTTACCATTTGTAAAAATACTTACAGTATCTGTTGTTTCAGTAGTAGATACTGATGTAGTTCCTTCTTCGTTAGATATAACTTGGAATGTTTCTCTTGATACAGATAACTGAATATCATCATCTGTAAATGTAACACCATCTGTTGTTTCTTGAAAATCTAATACAGAACCTGTAATTGGTAATGGGTCAGAAGTATCTGTTGTACCGTCAGTTTCAGTAAATTGAAGTTCAGAGTTAGTTACTGGTATGTATTCTTCTATACCTAAAAAGTTTATAAGTTGAATAGCGTCTGGTGTTCCTCCGCCGCCACCACCAGATACATAAGCTGGTTGCCATTCTCCAGCACTAGAATTGTATTGTAATACTTGTTCATTTTGAGCACCAGAAGCATTTACATCAGATAAATCATTAACAGAAGAACTAGTTGTAATAACTGTACTATCTATATCTATAGTTACAGTATCAGAAGCAGATACAGTTGTATCTATTCCTGTTCCACCTGTAATAGTTAATGTTTGTCCGTCAGTTACAGACTCTGATGTACCACTATCTGCTGCGACTAAGAAACTTGACATATTTCCAGAACCAGCAGAAGCTAACAATGCTGATATAGATATTTGTCTTAGCGCTGTTATAGAAGCGTCATAAAGTAAAACAGTATCATTTGTTGTATCAAGAGTTCCGCTATGTACTGTTCTTCCAGAGACTATTGAAGGTAAATCTAGTAATACTGTTCCATCATTATCTGGAAGGCTAATTGTTCTATCAGCAGTAGGGTCTACAACTGTTAATGTAGTTTCAAATGCGTCATCTGTTGTACCCTCAAAGACAAAAGCATTTTGTACATTAATACTTGTAGAATCTATTGTTGTAGTTGTACCTTGAACTATTAAGTTACCACCAATTGTGATATCTCCACCAGCTCCTAAATAGTCTGAAATTTTAGTATCTAATGAAGCTGTAGTAGATTGGTTAGAAGCATTACCTATAAAGATATTTCCATCATTTAAGTTAGGAACTGCATTACTTCTACCAGCACCCATAACATAAATTTCTCCACTAGAAGCATGAACTCTAATAACTTTTGCTATCTTTTGAAGTGAAGCACTTTCTCCAGTTGGAGGAGTGTTTACAAGTGTTCCACCAGTTCCAACATATAACTCATCTCCTACTGAGAATGATGAAGTATCTAATCCTATAAACTTACCGTATGTAATAATGTCTGCTTCAGAGTTGTTGTTAGAAGCAGCTGTCATAATACCAATTGCTGGCATTGTTCCAGAACCATCTGCGTCTGCTACATCTACAGTAAACTCTGTTCCTTGACCAGATTGTCCAGAAATATAAACTGGTGTTCCAACTGCTAATGTACCACCAGATTCATTTTTACCTATAGTATGAGTTGCACCATGTAAGTCTGCATATATTTCATCTGGTAAACCAATTGTTATACTATCTGTTCCAACAGCAACTTCTATTTCGTTTGTAGTACCATTGACAGTTACAGTATCTCCATCAGTTATAGGTGTACTTAATGTTCCATCAGTAAATGTAAAGCTGGACATACTTCCAGCACCAGCGTTAGCTAAAATATCTGCTATTGTTGTTTTTCTTAAATCTGAAGCTGAATTATCCCACATCAAGACTAAGTCTTGTGCAGTATCTACAGTTCCAGAAAATGCAGTTTGGTTTGTAATCATTGATGAATCAACACTTATAGTTCCATTAGAATATGTTATTCCAGTTCCACCTTGTAAGTGGTTATTTACATAAGTATCTGAATAATAAAGATTTGAAGTACCTTGTGTCAAATCATCAGTTGTTTGTGTAGATAAGTCTGAACCAGCAACAGTAAATACTGAGTTACCACCCATACCGGAGTGTGCTGTGCAGTAGTAGAAAACTAAGTCTGGTGTAGTAGAGTTGACATCTATCTGAGCGTATGCTCCGGAAGTTCCTTGTGTCCCAGAATAAGTAACACCTGCTGTTAAGTCAGTTCCTGTACCATCTTTTTCGTCATTAAGTCTAAATGGGTGTGTAGCAGTAGAAGAATCTGATAAGTCAAAGATATATCTAAATCCAGATACAAGTGCTAATGAAGCAGTTTCTTCTCCATCTATGAAATATTTATTGTTTCCATCAGAACCAACTGCAACAGTTACAGCATAAGTAATCTTTATTGTATTAGCTTCTAGGTCAATTGTTTTATTTTCTAAACTGTCTGCACTATCTACAGAGACATAACGACCAGTAGCTTCTGCTCTACCTTTTGCATTACCACCTATAGATGAATTTGCTGTAGAGAATGGGAAAAGAGTAGGTGTATTAGTATGAAACTCTATTTCTTTATAAGCCCCTGCTTGACCTTGTGTACCTACAGTTGTTAATCCAGTTGTATATTCACTACCATAGGTGTAGGTATATGTTCTAAATAATTGGTTAGTTGTAGCACTACCATTTGCAATACTTATTTGTGTTCCAGCACTTGCGTCTGAGGCAGAAGCTGCAACTTGTATTTCAGTAGTACTTACTACTATTGCATAATAGTCAGTCCCACTTGTTAAACCGTCAATTTCAAAGTCAGCATTTTGGTCATACTGAATCTCATCTCCAGTTGTTAGACCATGAGCAGCTGTAAATGTAATTGTGTCTGAAATAATTTGTGATGGGTCAAACTCATCTGTTACAAAAGTAGAGCTAACTACTGTATGAATACCATCTTCTGTTTCTGAAAATCCAAAGTTATCTGTAGAAAGAGATGAGTGTGATAAATCAAATCTATAAGTTTTATTAGATTCAAGGTTTAATACTGAATCTTCGTGTCCATCAAATCTAAATTTACTGTTATGTACATCTACAACAATAGTTTTAACCATTGTGTTGTCTGTATCAACTACAGTTTTGTTAGTTACTGTATCTGATGTATCTCTAGCGACCAAAGTGTCAGTAGAAGCGATAGGCATTGTTATAACATTTGAACCATCAGTAAACTCAAAGTTTCCAGAGTTAAGATTAACTTGGTTTGTGTCTAAGTAAATAGAAGAACCACTTAAGTATAAATCTCTAAATTTATTAGAACTAGAACCTAAGTCATAGGTAACATCTGTGTCGGGTATCAGATGTCCAGCTATAGTTGTAGCTTCAAGAGTTTTGTTACTTAAAGTTTGAGTTCCAGTTAATGTAACTACAGTACTATCAATATCTACTGTTACTGTTTGACCAGATACAGTAGTATCAAGTCCAGTTCCACCAGCTATTGTTAATGTTTGAGAATCTAGGTCAATTGAACCAGTTCCAGTATCACCAGCTATATCTAAATCTTCTAAAGTAATTTGAGCAGCTACATAATCTACAACAGCAGCAGATGTAGGTATAGTTGTATCATTATCATTTGAACCTATGCCTTCGGATTCTGTTACTACAGCAGAGGCAGCTAAATCTGCTACTTCAATATTAGATATACTATTACCAGTACCATTAGCATCAAAAGTTTTGTTTGTAAGTGTATCTGTACTACTTGCAGTTATGAAAGCAGAAGTAGTGTTGTCATAAAGAGATAAATCATCTTCAACTGTGTAGCTAATTGAGTTTCCATTATCATCATAAGCAACTGTTATTCTTGTTTGAGTTCCAGCTGTAAATGCGTCATAAAGTGCGTCTTGTGCGTATTCATCTATATCAGCTTTTACTTCTGCTATGTCAAAACTAAAATCAAAGTTTCCGGCAGTATTAGTTATTGTTACACCAGTACCACCTGTAAATGTTACTGTATCGCCAAGAGCTATGTCGCTAGGAGTAGTTCCATCTGTAAATGTGATATCGCTGTTTACTAACTTTGCATTTGTTATAGAACCAGCAAGCATAGCATTTGTAACACCAAGAGCTTTAACTTGTAATATATCTGTATCTATTTCTATAGAGCTATCATCTACATTTACAGAAAGAGTTGGTGTTTGACCTTCGCTCGCTGTACCTGTAGTTGCAAGACCATCTCCAGCAGTAATATCTTCTACATAGTTACCGGTTGTATCAGTTCCTAAAGCAACACTATCAGCTGCAATAGTTGCTGTAATACTTGCAGTATCTCCAGCATTTGTAAATGTTGCAGAACCAGTTACATCTCCTGTAATCTCTACCGTTACCGCAGAAGACAAAGCGTCAGCTACATCAGCTGTTCCTGTCAAATCTCCGATAAAGTTAGCGGCTACAAAGTCGTAAGCTCCTACAGTCCATCTATCATTAGCTTCGTCCCATAGTAAATCTACATTTGTGCTTGTTCCTCTATTTACTTCTAAACCAGCATTAGCACTAGGTGCTCCAGTTTCATCTGCGTTAAGTTCTAGTATTGCGTCGCCGATAGTTACTGTATTAGATTCTACTGATGTAGTACTACCTTGAACTGTTAAGTTTCCTGTGATAGTTACATCACCAGTAGCACTAATAGAAGCAGCAGTTATATCATCTGAATAAAAAGTTCCATCTACTGTTAAGTTGTTTGTTATGGTGACATCATCTGGTAAACCAATTGTCAAAGTCTGACCACTAGCGCTAGTTTCTATTTCGTTTGTAGTACCAGCAATAGTAAGTGATTGACTATCTAAATCTACTGCACCAGTTCCAGTATCACCTGCGAAGTCTAAATCTTCAAGTGTAAGTTGTGCTCCTACATAGTCAATAATTGCAGCGGTAGTTGCAATTTGTGTATCACTATCGTTAGAGCCAATACCTTCTGCTTCTGTAACAATGACAGAGGCTTTAAATGCACCTAACTCAAAATCTTGTATAGTGTTATCGTCATAGTCAATAGTTTTGTTTGTTAAAGTTTGTGCAAGGCTATCTAGTACTACAGTTCCGGTTGCGTCTGGAAAAGTAATTGTTCTATCGGCAGTTGGGTCTGTAACTAATAAAGTAGTTTCAAAAGCGTCATCAGTAGCTCCCTCTAATGCTATAGAAGGACCACTAACTGTTAAATTTGATGTAAGTATTGTGTTGAATTGAACATCATCAGATGTTCCTAAACCTAAAGAATCTCTTACTGTAGAGCCAGATTCAACAACCCACTCTGAACCATTACCAACAATGAAGTTTGAGTCTGTTGGGCTTAAAGCAGCTAATTGGTCTAAGTTTATATCATAGGCTTGAACATCTACACCTATTTCTAAACCTAAAGCTTGTGCAGCACCTAAAGCTGTTGTAGCCCCAGTACCACCGTCAGATATTGCAATAAAATCTGCTGCTTGAAACTCGGAAAATTCGACAATATTACCATCGCCATCGAACACATACCTAATTGGACTTTTAACTGCCATTTATAAATTACTCTCTGCCATGTCTATTTCAAACTCTTGTAAGGAGTCGTCTGGTTTTCTTAAACTAAGTAAAAGACTATTATCATTTGAAGCAGGCATTGTTATTTTATGTTTAGTTCCGTCTGCTTCATTACAAACAACAGCTCGAGTACTAAAACCTACTGATGTTCCGCCACCACTTACCTCTGCACCAGATACTGTACGGTTGACAAAGTGGTTTTTAACAGGCATTCCAGATAGTGTACCGTCACTTAGCCTTGTTGGTATTCTACCACTCATACTTAAAGTTCTTGGTAAGACAGCTTTTAGATTTACAGTGTTAGATGATGTATCTGTAGTTATTTCTAGCTTGTTTCTATCTGTAGAAGTAGCTAATTCAATACTATCTGTTTGAGAACTAGATGAAATTGTACTTTGTCCGGATACTGTAATGTTAGACAAAGCATTCTGGTTTGATTCACCTACTTGTACAGACGATATGGTTATTCTGTCATTTTGTGTATTAAAATCTAAGTCTATTCCTTGACCAGCTACAAAAGTAAGAGTATCGTTTTGATTGTCGGCTTCAATAGTACTACCACTAGCTTGACCTGCACCAGCAATAACATCCATATACTTAAATGTATTATGTGCTGTACTGTCACTAGCAATTGTTATATTATTACCAGAGGTTGATATATCTATACCAGAACCAGCTACAAGAGTTAATGTATCTTCTGTATTATCTGCTGTTACTGTGACTTCTCCAGATACTGCTATATTACTAAAAGCATTCTGGGTGTAATCCATAGTTGCCCATGAAATATTACCATTACCATCAGTTTGTAAGAATTGACCAACAGTTCCTGTATCTCCATTTATAGACATCTTGCCGGAAAGAAAATTAATCTTTCCGTCTGTTTCTATTTTTAAGTATTCAGTAGAATCAGCACCTAAATATATAGGATTGCTATTAGTTGTACCTATTGATAAAGCACCATCAGAAAATATAGATTTACCGTCTAAATAAAGAATGTCATTAAGAGATTCAATACTTACTATGTAATTACTTGCTTGATATCCTTCAAATGTATATGTATAAGATGGGTCAGTCGCCATCTCCAGTGTTAAATCAGAATGTGTTACTTGGGCCATTAGATAGGTTCGCCATATTCGTCATATCTTTCAATTCCTATATCTTGAAAGTTATCCCAACTACCTCCTAATTTTTCATACAAAAATCTTAGTCTCATTATCTCAGCTTCTATTTCATCTTTAGTAGCTTTCCATGCAGCATAATCTGAATGATTTTCGTCTAACATATTAATATTGTGATTAAACAATACTGTTTCATAATCAAGCATTGCTTCTAATAACAGACCCAATTTGTCTGCGTGATTTAATAATTTATATTCAAAACCATTACTTTTTGGTTTTATTTTTTTTACCTCTTCAGCCATTATCCCTCCAAAGCTGCCAATCTTGATTCTAGCTCATCATTCTTAGCTGAGAGTTCTTGTATAGATTTAGTGAGAATAGATATAAGTTCTTTAGTTCTTAATCCATAAATAGGGTCATCCGTTCCCTCTGTTATTTGTGAGTTTGTAAATAACGCATAATCCTTTGATTGAACTCCATAATCTATTAATTTTTGTTCTATATCTTGAGCAGAAAAACCAGCGTGTGTTCTGACACCAGCTGGAGATTCTTCTGTTTCAGCCCACTTAAATTGTATAGTATCTAATGTATTTAAAAAATCTAAACCTAAAGCAAGTGGTTCTACATCTGTTTTTAAATTTATATCAGAAGTATCAACAGCACCAAGTGTATAAATATCCCTCCAACGACTACCAGAACTTCCTAAGTCTAGTGTGTTGTAACCGCTTGGTCTTAAATGTCTGTATGAAGTATTTTGACTAGCGTTAGCAGCAAAATCAGTACTTCCTCCTCCTCTTAAATAAACATGATTAGTACCAAAACCTACATTTGATGAATTTGAAGAACTTTGAAATTGGGAACCTTTTACTGTGCTAGAAAATGTACCCGTACTACCGCTTACTGTACCACCAGATATAGAACTTCCAGAAATAGTTCCACCAGAAATTGTTCCATTAGCAGTAATATCTGCTGCTTGAGTTATATCGCTATTGTTTAAAGATATTCCCCCGATTACACCTATACCATTAGCTGTTACATTTAAACCTGTAAGAGAAGCTGCTCCTGTAATAATATTTGCGTTAATAGAACCACCAGATATTCTGTCAGCAGACATAGTTCCAGCTGTAATTTTATTAGCACTAATATTTCCTAATTTAGTATCTGATATAGCTCCACTAGTTATTGTGTCTAATATTGCGTTGTTAACAAGTGTATCTATAATATTTTGTGAACTTATAGATAAGTTTGTAAAAGATAAATCATTTGTAATAACGCTATTTACATCTAAAGAGTTAGCTTGTATTTTTCCACCACTTATTTGAGTAGAGTTATTATTAATGTCATTTGCAGCACCACCAGCAGATATAACACCAGAAATACTTGCAGAGGTTGCTGTTAAATTACCAGATGAATCTACTTGAAATGTACCATTACCAATGTTTATACTTCCACCAGTTATTGTTGAACCAGACACATTTCCAGAAAAAGTTCCAGAATTAGCAACCAAGTCTCCACTAGCATAAACATAGAATGGTGCTTCCGAACGAGTTGTTGCGTCAAAAGTTTCTCTATCGGAACCTAACCAAAGGTTTCCGTTGCTATCTACATGAAATCCGTCTGCTATTGCCATTATCCTATATGTATCTCCCCAGCTCTAAGTGTACCACGGAACTCTCCACCCTCGAACTCAACTGTTCCGTCAGATTTAATTATCCAACCAGCAGTACCATTAACATAGTTGTCACTTCTTATTGTTCCTAGTACAGGGTTTAATGGGTCAGAGCTATCTGTATCTATAATAATTTCTTTACCGCTAATAGTTCCTGCTGTTATTTTTCCAGCTTCTAAACTATTTATTTTTGCACTAGTAACTGCTAAGTCTTCTATCTTTGCGCTTGTAATAGCAGCGTTAGATATAAATTGAGTATTAATTAAAACCTCTGTTACTTCACCTGCTGTAGAAGGGTCTGATTCGTTACCAGCAACATCAACTGCTGTAACTTTATAATACGCAACACCCTCTGTGCTAGAAGGAAAATCTCCAATAGCAGGTATTCCTAAAGTAACATGAGCTGACTTTGCTTCTATTTGTCCTACTAAGTTACTAGAGCTAATTGTAAAATCTGATGTCAGACCGCGATAAACATTTAAGTGGTCAATATCTACTGGTAAAGAAAAGTTAGTAGGGTTGGAAATAGGATTACCGTCTGCGTCTTTAGCTGCACCTAAGTTATGTTGAATTTGCACACGAGTAGGGTTACCAGCAATAGTTCCATAAGTATTTGTTGGAGGTAATGGTTCTGGTGGTACAGTTGCGTCTGCTGGCATAGCTACTGCTGATAGCACGCTAAATCCTCCAGAAAATCCAGAGTTATCAATTGCGGCTACACCAAACTCATAAGTGTTTTGTGAACCTAAACCTTTTATAACTACAGATGTAGTTCCAAACTCTACTGTTAAGTATTCATAATCAGTAACTTGATTATCGTTCTGGTCAATTAAATTATTACCATCACTATCAACAACTTGTCTGTATCTTACGCGATACATATTTCCATCAGTAATTCTTGAACCGTCAGTGTTAGTAGGTTGTTCCCAACTTAACTTAGCAAAAGCAAAAGGCCTACCTGTTCCATCTTGATAAGTTCCAGTAGCAGCAGTAAAACCTGTAGGTGCGTCTGGTACTGTATATTCATTAGTACCACCAACTGCAATTATTGAAGCAGAGCCTCTTAAATCTTCGTTTATATTTCTTGTAGTAGAACCTACTTCTATTTGAGTTACTCCAACTTCAAACTCTACATAATCTGTCAAGTCTGTATAGTTACCATCACCATCTCTATAGAAAACACCCATCTCATCTGTTATAGGAAAGCTAAGTCCCATAACTCTAATTTTTATTGGGTGTAATATTTGACCTTGATAAGTTATCTCGTGTTTATCTCTGTTTTCTAAATTAGCGTCATTGTCTGTATCTTCAAATCCTACATCTGGGTCCCAGACAAAGATAATATCTCCTACACCAATATCTCCAGAGACATCATAATCTTCTAAACCTACATTTAAAGTTTTTTGTATTTTATTGTATTCATTTAAGTATGCTTCTGCTCTTATATCTCTTAACGAATCTGGTACATCATTTTCAGATAATATCTGTATTCTCTCTAATGTATTACCAAACAAATCTTTATAAGGAACACTTTTAGCGTCTGCTTGTCCTAAGTTTATTTCTACACCATAGTTAGAAGCTATAAGTTCTACACGGCTTACATAATCTTCTGCGTTAAACTCTGTACTTAAATCTATTCCAGAATAACCTTTTATCTGTGGGTCAGCACCAGATAAATCTCTGACAATCATTCCTTCTGGTGTATCGTTTTCATGTCCAGTAAATAAAGCAGAAGGTGGACCTACATCTATAGTTCCGTCATTGTTCATTTTGAACTCTGCACCTAAAGCTACACAAATATCTTTTATAGCCTTATATGCAGATTCCATATAATGTTTACCAGTATAAGTTTTATCACCAGTCTGTGCTGTAGGGGCAGTAGCACTTGGTGTAAAGTCTTCCCAATACTTTGCATTACTTCTAGTTATTACCATTCCATCGAGATAACCAGAAAATGAGTTTCCTCCTTGACCTCTACCAATATATAAAGATTCAGAACTAACTCTTATGTAAAGCTCATCTCTAGTTGCTTCCGAAACTTTAACACCATTTTTAAATGTTCTAAATTTTCCGCCTTGACGAGATACAGCAAAATGATTCCATTGATTTAAGTTAATAGAACCCATATTCATATTTAAATCTTCTGATTCGTTATAACCATCTCCGTCATGTGTTACAAGAAATCTATTATTACCGCTAACTAATTTACCAGCTATCCAAGGAGAATAAGTATCATTATTTCTAGCCATTACAGTAGGATTACCAGTAGATGATGTTCTATATTCCCACCATTCAATTGTAAAATCTCTAAATGTTAAATCTAACTCTGGTCTATCAGCAACTGTTACATATCCAGCCGGAAAAAATCCAAGACTACTATTTCCATATTTAGCTTGGTCAGTAGTTATTTCTGCTTCTAATAATGTAATTATTTGATTTTGTGTATATTGAGAACTATCAGTAGTTGTAGTATCTCCGTCAGTTCCTTCAAAGTTAAGTAATAATACTGTTGTATCAAAATCAACTTCAGTTACTGTACCTTTTCTTACAGCTCTTTGATTAGCTTCTTCATCTCTTAGTATTCCATAAGGAGTAGAAGCAATCCTATCAATTACATCATCTAATGTGTCATTAACATAACTTCTTACAGCACCTACACCTGCATTTCTTGCAATAACCATACCGCGAGAATCATTATCACCTAAATATGCAAGTATGCCTTGACCGTTTACACCTATACCTTCTTCTGTAATTTCTTGAGAAGTTACAATACCTACATATCTAGCCATATCACGAATTTGTGCGTCAGTAAATTCTTCTGGAGATATTCTTGTAGGAGTAAGAACTATATTGCCCCATGGCTCAATATTATTGACAACAGAGTTTGGTGTTGTTTCTAAATTTAATAGCACATTAAATGTGCCGGGAGTCATTAATTTTTCATTTACACTCATGAACGAATTACCCTTACATGCTCATACAAATAATCAAAATATGCGTCTCTCATTTTATCCGCAGTATTTTCTCCAGCAGCAGAAGTTCCGTTAAAACAAAAACCTATAAATGCCTTTATTTGTGTAGCAGTAAGGTAAATTCCACCTTCAGTCAAATCTTCGCTAAAGGTGTTAGGCGAACCAAGAATAAAGAAGTTTCCCTCTGAATCATTTGTAGAAGATACAATATAACCTGTACCAGAACTACATGCTTCTGTGGTTGTTCTTTGTATTCTTATTTCGTCAGCATTTCCGTAAGAATGGACAATCAAGCTAAAGTATCTTGAACCTCTTCTTAGAGAAACATCAAATGTCAACCTACCACTACCATCATTGTTTGCTTGTGAAGTAAATCTTAATGTTGCACACTCAGCATAGTTTTTAATAATCTGTACTGTATTCCAACCTAACCATTCTGTTTGTGATGTACCTTTAGATACGGCAAACTCTTTTACACTTCTCCAATCATCACTATCCCAAAGTGATATTGTAAATCTTGATTCTGTATTACTGTTTGTTAACTCAAACTTTACTAATCCATTTTCTATAACAGCTTGGTCAACATTATCATTAGGACTTAACAAACCATTTCTAACTTTTCCATTAGTAGAAACCTTTACTGCGCCTTTTAAATAATCTATAGGGTTACACTCAAATTCAACATTGTCTGTTCTTATGTTTGCACCACTAAAGTAATTTAAGTTAACTGTTCCGGTTCCGTAACTAGCAATTCTAGTTTCAACATCTGGAGATGTACCAGTACCTACAGTAGGTATGTGTACTGAATATGCTTGTTCTGGTATAGAAAAAAATTGAGAAGTAGTAGAAGTAATACTATGTTCATTATCTAACAATGCACCAGAGAATTGTGACTCAAATCTTATTTCTCCGGGATTTCCTAGCCATTTTAAAGATATAGCATATTTAATACCTGCACCAGCAAATCTATCTACAGTTATATCTGCTGACTCTACTTTTACATAACCAGACATAGTTGTCTCGCCGGTATATGTAAAAGGATAAAATTGGTCATAATTAGCTATAGCTATTAACTCATCTCTAATATATAAATTTTGTGCTAGGTCTAAACTGTTTGAGCTTGTGTGAGCAAGTGTACCGTTTATACTATAAAGTCTTTCAGAACCAGAACCACTATATGTTATGTTTCCTGGAGAAGTAAAACTTAAATGTCCTATTGTTACTTGATGAGTATTAGCCATTAGCACATATCCTTTGTTCTACATCTTTCACAGGTATCATTACTTTTTTCATAAATATAGTTACCACAAGCAAAATCTGATTTGCAAGCTTTTAAGATATCTTTATCTTTATTATCAATCATTATCTATTCCTTAAACCTGTTCCAGCATTACCTTCTTTTTCAAGTTTTGTTAATTCTTTTCTTATATTTATAGCAACTTTTCTAGCTGTAATTGGGTCTGCTGGTAATCCTGTAATATTTAAGTTCATATTTTCAATATTAACACCGCTTCCATACCCACCTGTTTTATTAGAAAATACAGATGTTCCCATAGGAGTCGACATTATTACCTCTGGTCCCATTTCTCCAACTACTGATGTTCTACCCACAGGAACATTTCCGCCTGTGTAGTTATTCATCCAAGTGCTTTGTATATCCAATACTTTGTTCCAGTTAATACTGCTAGCTGCTTTCCCTATTGGATTTAATATATATTCTTTAGCTAAGTCTTTTATAACAAAGCTTTCATTAGGATTGTAAAGAGGGAATTGTTGACCTTCAGGTTGCTTTACCTTAATGTGTGGTTGAGGATAGCTAGGTCCATCTGGTGCAAAGAAATCTTTAACACCTCCTACTACATTATCTATAAAAGCACTAAACCCACCACCAGTAGGTCGTTTCACAGTTACTCCCGGTTGAGGATAAACTTTATTCCCGCTTGAATTTATATAAGGTTCATTACCAGTAAAGTTTCCTTGACTCATTATTGGGCCTGTCTGTAAATCATCTGGTTTAGGAGGACCAAAAGGTTTGTTTGAATTTAAAGTACTTGCTTTATAATTCATGCTTCTATACGCATCTGAAGTTTCCCAGCTACCATAGTCAAAGTCTTTAGGATTTACAAATTTATCTGGGTCAAAGTTTCCTGCATTTAAATTTTGCTCTGCATATCTCTTAGCAAAATCTACATAATTTATAAACTTATCTACAGTTGTACCCATATTGTCAAGAGATTTTGTTAACATTTCGTCTGGAATACCAATCATTGATGCTACTTCAGTTATTTTGTCTTTAAACCCTGGATACTTGTCTATTATGTCTTGATATTTTTTTGCATTTTCTGCAAGTTCTATATTTAAATCAGCTGTGTTTTCTTCTATATCTTTTTGTAAACCAGCTATTTCTTCTTCTCTTTCTTTAGTTATATTTAAAGAAGCATTGTAATTTTCTATAGCTGAAATTACTTCTGGAGATAAACCTTCTGCTCTTGCTTTTGCAGCATCGTACTCTGCTTTTGCAATATCTTTTTGAAGTTTTAATATATCTATTTCTTTTTGAGTAAGAGGATTTTCCATCTCACTTAATTCTTCTCTAGCGGCATCTAAATCTAATTGCTCAACTACACCTTGCTCAACTGCTAGTTCTAAAAATTTAATTTCTTTCTTTTTATCTCTGAGAGATTTTTGTCTACGCTTATCCATCTTGTTTTCAAGTTGGTCTTGCATTCTGCTAATATTTAATTCCATTTGTAACAGATTTAAATTCTCTACATTTGTTTTAACACCTTCTCTACCAAATTCAGCTAATACTTCATTAAGTTCAGCTAATGCTTCAGCTTTTTCAACTTGGTCTCGTTTAGCATTAGTTATAACAATATTGTCGTAAACTAAGTCAGCTTCTAAATCATTAATTTCTTGTTGTAAATCTAATAGTTCTTGTTTTTGGTTTGCTATATTTCTTTCGTCTTGAAGAATCTGTTTTAATATAGATAAATAATCAACACCTTCTTGTTTTGTTTTATATTGTATATCTTCTAGAACTCTATTGACTGAGGCTCTTTGTTCTTCTGCGTCCAATAATCCGACAGTAATACCATATGTACTGTCAAGTGTATCTAGAGCTTTACCTAATGATTCCTCTGTCAACATAGCAAAATCTGCATAATCATCACTTGAATCAATTAAAGAATCATTTCTTACTTGCAACATGTCAGTATTGTTTTCTATACCATCATTTATTATTGCTATTAGTGTTCCGAGATTTTTTGCTTCTAATTTACCATCAGCAAAACTTAAAGCTAACGCAGGAAATCCAGCTTCCATAAGTTGGAAAACACCAGAATTTAATATATTTTGTAAATCTTGAGCTTTTTGATTAGCTGCATCTAAATCGTCAATAGAAACAAATTCTGGAGAAGGAAAGTCTTCTAAAGTTCCCTTAATTGCTTGAAGAGGGTCTAAAGCATCATAGAATTTATTTAATATATCGTCAGCAATATCAACAGTTTCTTCAAGTTCATCGTTTACATCATCCAACATGCCGTTGATTGCTTTAAACACTGTCAGAGTAGCTTCAGGGTCTTGAAAAAATTCTATTTCTGATATTTCAGGTAAGTTAGAATTTTCTTCTCTCATTTTATTATATGCTTCAAACATTTCTGTTTGTCCGTCAAGAATCATTTCTGTTTCACCATCTATTAATTTAAGTCTTGTAGCCCCTATTTCAAATCCTTGAATAAACTCTTGATTAGATAATAGTAAATCTTTTTGAGCTGCTGTATAAGTATTAAATACTTTGGTTTGACCAAATGCTGCACCAACTCCCTGAGCATACTCATCTAATATTCGGCCACCTTTGCTGAATGCTTTTTCGTCTATTATTGTTTGTGCCTGCAAGAAAGACCTTATAGTATCAAATCCACCTGATATAATTTCATTCGCATCTTCGACACTAATGTCGAACTCTTTAGCAAACTCTTCAGATAACTCAGGAGGCGCAATGTAAAATATAGAACCTTCTTGTTCTTGCTGCATTAATTCATCTAATGGTTGTCTTTGTGCTAAAAATTGGTCAAAATCTGAAACTGCTTCTTTAGTTTCTTCAAGACTTAAATCCGGCATATATTTAGGAATGTTTAAAAATGCTTTATTTGTAGCAGCTGATATTTTTTCGTATGATTCTGCGTATGCTTCGTTTTCAGCTACAGCAAGTTTTATAGCAGTAGTTTCAGCACCTATTCTGACAATATTGCCTTGAATATTTTTTTGACTTCTTAAGTCTTGTAATCTTTTTTCACTTTCTCTTAGTTTTTCAGTTAAAGGTATCAATGTAGAGAGAGATTTGTTGTACGCTTCAGCTGACCTTCTGGCTTTCACATTAGCAGCTTGATTAATTATAAATCCTACAGTCAATGCTGCAAGAGCCGCAGAAATCAAACCTATGTTTGCCGCCAGTACTTTACCAGCTGCTATTGCAGCTCTTTGAGTCAGAGTGTATTGTGCAAGTGTAGTTTTAGCAATCTCTCCTGTTTTTACAAAAGCAATCATTCCCATTTCTGCACCAAGTGCAGCAATCTTTAAAGATATAAGTCCTGGTATAATAAAACCTAAACCTGCACCTAATGTTGCAAATGTTCCTACTACAATTTTTGTACCTTTGCTTAAACCATCGGCTCTCTTTTCTGCTTCAGTCATAGATTCAGCAAGCCCTGTCATACCAGCTAATATATTTTTCAAAGCAGGCAAAAAGTAATTACCCATTTCTATTCTTAATTCTGTGAAAGCGTTTTTCATTAACTTAGTTTGAGATTTTGCTGTCTCGAATCGTTTGTTAGCTTCTTCCTGTAAAGCTATATTTAAATCGTAAGCTATATTTGCAGTATTAAGAGTATCTGTTAACAAGTCTCCTGCCTCAGCTACTGCTAACAAAGCACGGATTGTTCTCTGCTGTTTAAGACCTAATGCTTCAAGAATCTCAACAACATTTCTACCAGATTTACCTGCTTCTGATAATCCCATTAAGAAAGCGTTTAATGCTTGAGCGGGATTTTCTTTTGCTAGTACTTTAAATTGCTCAGTAGTCATACCTGTTACCTGAGCAAATGTAGTTAATTCTTTATTTCCACCTTGTAATGCAATTGTAATAGCTTGGAATACACGAGCCATAGCAGTACCACCAGCTTGTGATTGAACACCGACTGCTTGTAGAGCAGTAGCAATTGCTAAAGTGTCTGCAACTGTGGCTCCAGCTACTTTAGCACCTGCTGCAAGTCTTAGTGCAGTAGAAAGTATTTCATCTTCAAGAGCTGCGAAGTTGTTACCTAAGTCAACTAATGATGAAGCTAAATTGTCAACAGATTGTTCTGGAAGTTGAAAAATAGTTTGAAGTCTTGCTAAAGATAAAGCTGCTGTTTCTGTTGATAAACGAGTTGCTACACCTAATTTAGCGATTGTATCTATGAATACAGGAAGACCACTTGTAGATACACCTAACTGACCACCTAGCTCACCAATTTGATTTAATTGATTAGTAGCAATTGGAATATTTGTTGCTAACTCTCTTATTTCTACAGATAATCTTCTAAATTCATCTTCTGAAGCATTAACTGTCTTTTTAATTCCGGCAAAAGAATCTTCAAATTTTGAAGCGGCACCTACAGTTAATGCCATTGCTGCACCTAAACCAGCAATAGTTCCAATAGCTGCACCACCAACAATAGCTCCCATAGCACGACCTGTCGTAGCATAAAATCCTGCAACTTGTTTGGTCATGTTGCTTAATTGAGATTTTACTTTATCATTAGCATTATCTAAATCTACTTTAACTGATAATTCAATTGGGGCTACGCCTGCACCTTTAGCCGCCATAGCTGCCTCCAGTCTCGCCTATAAAATCATCTAAAGATACTCTATTTCTCACTCTGTTTTGTCTTCTCTGTTGCTTACGCAAACCTTCTCTTGCACTTACTGTATCAATTTTTTCTTTTTGAACTAGCTTTCCTTCTTCAGTTACTTCTAATTGCTGGTTAGAAAGTATTCTAAAAAATATAGAATCCTCTTGCGGCAAGTAAGTAACAAGTCTAAGAAATTTATGCCAGCGTATGTCGAGCGGCTCTTCTATTTGATAAAAGCGTAAAAAATCAGCTTCTAACGGACCCCAGAGTTCAAGTATGTCCTCATAGGTCCAACTTATTTTGGGGAATCTTCGTCTCCAGATTCGTCTTCAACTTCTCCAGCTGTATCGTCTGATGCTCCTTGAAGACCGTACTCTTCTAATAAGTACACTAATAAGTCATTCATTTGGTCCCATGTCATTCCATCATTTAACATTTGGTCAAAATTTTCTTGACCAACTAAAGATGCAATCCACTCTGGAAGGTATTCCATTGGGACAGTTGATTCATTTGCAAATCTCATTTGTGCAAGAACCGTTCTAGCAGGTAAAGTAGCCGGTAAATCGTATTTTTTTCCAGCTACTTTAATCTGCAATATTTTTTCTTTGTCGGCTTTATAAGCCTCGTCAAAGTCTTTTACCACTTTTGATTTCTCCTATCTATCTAATTAAATTAGTTAATGTCTAATTCGTCACTGTCGTTTCTATTTTCGACGACTACAAACAAGTAGTGTTTACCACTTGCGTCTGAACCAACATTTAATCCAGATGATTCTGGAACTAACAATTTAAACTCTGTAGCCAAAGTAACTTTAGCTGGAGCTTTTTGGTGTGCCATTGAGAATGAACCTGTGTTCACTGTTCTAGGCATCCAGAATTGTCTGTCAGAACCTGCTTGACCGTCAGCATGCAAAATAAGTGCATACTCGGTAAAGGTGTCTGATGTTGGTGGAGTGAATGTATGGTATCCAGTTACGGAAGTACCAGCAGCACCGTCTGTACCAGCTCCGATTTCACCGTCTTGTGTGGTACCACCACCCATTGCATACTGAAAGTTTGCAAGGGAAGCTTGTGCTAATTCACCTGTTAATCTAACTTCTTGTGCTGATTTTAGAGTTTTAATTGGGTCTAACTCTTCAGCGACCATGACATCTTCAAAAGTTTTATCAACTTCAAGAGTCCAGCCGTCTTCAGAATATCCAACTTCACCCCATGGCACTGCCATTCCTGTAGGGTCAGCAAATTCGTTTGTGCTGTCACCAGGGAATGCCAAAGAAGTAGTAGATGCGTCTTTAATATAGAGAACACCAGTACCAATTAATACTTCACTAATTGTACCTGTTGTACTAAAAGCCATTTCTGTCTCCTACTATATCTATCTTATACTTATACTTAATCAGCAGAGCTCTGCCGACTTAATAAAAAGTCGATTCTGCTATGTCGATTACTCTTCTTCAGCTATAAAGAAGTCTTCCACTACCTCATCTACAGATTCTTCGTCAGATTCTATAGATTCGTCACTTGGTTCTTCCTCGTAGTAATTATCTTCTGCAATCAATACGGATATGCGCTCTCCGCCTTGATTGTATTTATTTACTTTGAGGCGCTCCCAAGTATCCACCGGTATCTTCACCCACTCGCTACTAAACTCAATTCCGCTGATAGTATCTCTAACAACGGTCTTGTTTAGCAACGGGTTAATCTTAACTTTTATTTTTTTATTCATATCAATCTAGTCCTCGATAATACATACTTAATGATAGCTGATAATGTCCCAATCCAGTGTCAGTCTCTTCGACACGACTAGGCATTTCCAAAACTTCAAATCCATAAATTACTGCTTTAGTTTCTGTTGTAGGAGTGTGAACTAAAGTTTTCGCTGTTTTAAAAGATGCTTCAGCAACAGCATTAGCTAATTGATAAGCAGTTGCATAATCTGGTTGTGAACCACTTCCACTTCCCCATCTTCCAGCAAATGCATTTACTTGAATAATTACATTACCAATTGCAGCATCACCTTTAGGAGAAACTATATCTCCTCCAGCTACAAAAAAAGTAAGGAATGGTAATTCAGCATTGCGAGGTAATCTTGTGGCTACTCTTGTTGAACAAACATTTGTAATTATTGTATTATTAACAGCCCATTCACGAAAAATTATCTCACCGTCTGGTGGAAATTTCATTGCTTCGTGATGTCTGACACCTAATTTTTTTATAGCCATTGTAAAATGATTATATCATTGAAATTAGGAACCACCGATTTCTTTCATTAGCTCTTCTATGTCTAGCTGAGTGAATATATCATTAGCTAGTTTTTCTTGCTTTTGTCTTTCTATTTGCCTATTTTTATTACCACCAACAGTGCCTCGTTTTTTTCTAAGTTTTACTGTAGCTTTTCTACCACCAGGAGTAAAACTGACACTGAAATCATACACCTTATCTAAGTACTCTTTTCTTCTTTGCATGTTTGAAACATTACCTTGAGCAATATTATAATTTTTAAATAGATTGACATATCTTCTAGCGTCTTCGTAATTATCTTCATCTGAAAACCTACTTCTTCCAGGCATTTTTCCAATAGCTTTTGCTATTTCATTTGATACGGGGTCTCTTTTACTTGCTTGTTTATGAAATGTATCAATGTTCCTACCTTCATATGCTCTTTTAACATTACCTCCTCTTCTTACATATATTTCTGCTGCTTTTTTAAGAACAGGAGCAGTATCTTGTTGTCTAGTTCTAAAAGCAAAAGAATATTGCATATCTTCTGGTACTAGTTTTACACCAATTGCATCTGCCACATCTTTAGAATAAAAATTACCATGAGCTAATTCTGTTCTTGGTCCAGGAATTTTTTGTTCCATAAAACTCATAAAATTAGCTCCCTGACCTCTTTCAAGTTGATAATTTTCTCTAAAAGCTGATTTAATAGCTGCTTTCTTAACAAACTTATCTGCATAACCCATTTTTTTAGCTTTTAATTTTTCCATATCTCTTTTAGCTAGTTTTAACCAGTCTGCGTAATATTTAGAACCAGGACTTGTCAACTTAGCTTGTTGCATAGTTGTCATCTTAGAAGCTTTCTCGGCAGCTCTTTGTGCTGCTCTGTGAATAAAAAATGTGGGTTGTATAAATTCATTTTCTGGAATGTAATACTCTTGATTTGATTTTTTTCTTCCTTTTACAATATCGTATTCTTCCATTGCTTTTTTCTTAGATACATTATCCATTTCTTTTAAAAATTTTGCATTGATAGGATTACCTAGTTCGTTTCTATTTAGTGCGTGCTTACCTTTTACTTTTGCTGGATAGTAAACAGGTATATTTCCACCATACTCAACTGCCCATATCCACGGAAAACCTCTTTCTGAACCACCTACCTTTATGCTTCCTCTAAAGAAGTGGTCAACTTTAGTTCCTTTAGTAGCACGCATATTATTCATATTTACACTGCCAAGTAAAAAAGACCTAGCTTGACCTGGTTGTGAAAAGCCAAATATATCTCTAAATATCTTTTTTCCATCTTCTCTATATGCAATACCAAGTTGATTAAAGTTTTTTACATCCATCATTAAATCTTTATTTAACATTTGTGCATCTTTTTTTCTAGGTCCTCCAACATGGTATTGACCGCTTGATACATCGGGTGCCATTGCTAGTATATTTGAATGTGCCATTAACAATACTTTTTGAGCTTCTCTTTGGATATTTTTATCTTTTCTTATTTTCCAGTTAATAGCTTTACCGTTTACTTTTGCTGATGCTGTTACTTTAGATGTAATACTATTAACCATATTATTAATAGGGTTATTTTTCATAAGTTGTTTACCAAGCATAATACGGAAACCACGAGCTGCTAAAGGACCAAACTGAGCTCCTAAACCAAATTGACCAAGTGGTCTTGCTGCAACATTTATTAACCTACCTGATACAGAACCAGATACGATACGACCACCTCTTGCAATACCTCTTGCTAAAAATCCACCTGCACCTATTTGTCCTCTTTTACTAAAAGTGTCAAAGTTACCTATCCAACGAGCAATTGGATAAGCTAAGTTTCTTTGTCTATTTAAAGTATTAGCAATACTACTTCCGGCTAATCCAGGTGTTACCTTAGCTGTACCGGCAAACTTGCCGAATTTATATAAGTTATTTCTAAATATTTCAGCAGTAGAAGGACCTTTTCCCTGTCCTCTGTCACCAGTAAAACCAGAGTTATAAACTACTCCCATTACTTAGATACGAATGTCTGCAAAATTTTATAACACTCAACACCGTATCTATCTAAGACCGGTTGAACTAATATAATTTCGTGATAATCGCTTCCTCTGACTAATCTATCTCCAGGTGTTATAGTCACACCTTTTTCTACATAAACAGTAAATGCTTCTACTGTTGTATTTCTTCCATTTCTATCTTCTTCTGCACCTTGAGATTCAAATTTACATTTAACATCTGTATATGTATTTGCCCAATTATCACTAGGCAAACCTCTTTCATCTATATTGGAATCTGATACAGTTTGTATTGTTGCTGTTTCTGGTAAGAATTTGTGTCGTAAAGGCATACACAGATTTTACATCAAAAATTTATAAAAATTGGTTAAGCAAATCTCCCATCATAAATTCTTTGTAAACAATACTGTAAACCATACTATTTTTACCAAGTAAATGTGGATTATGACCCAACTGCTTACTGTAATCTTTTATAATGCTTATAATGTCTAACACCAAAGCATCATACAAAGATAGTATCTTATCAAAATCTTTAGACCATCTAGCAGATGTGTCAGGATTAAAAATTACAAAAGGTCTAAATCCATTTAACAATATTGCTATAACTGCATCATGTAATTTGTAATCTAATTTTTTGTCTAATATGTGAAACTCATACGCTTTTTGATTGTATTTAGTTGTTAGACCCAAGCTATTTAAACTACCTCTTTTATTAGGCCACATATCTTGAGTTTTAACATTTATATAATCATAAAGATAAAGTATATCTTTTACTAAAGTTGCATACTGCATAAATGACTTAGGATTTTCTTTGTACATTTCTTTTATCTTCTGTTTATTCCAATAGGAATCTATAGGTTGATTATGAACTTCTGCGTCATAATAGTTATTTCTTAATAAATTTATATAACACAATACATCAATAGGGTCTATATTATTTTTATAATCTGTACTATCAATTATTTCTTGTAGCCAAAACAATTCTTTTTTAGTTAAAGATACTTTTGAGTCTTTTGTTAATTTAGCATCTAATGAAGTGACAATGTCATCTGAAAGACTAACATCTCCAACTACATAAAATTCTACTTTTACATAAGAATGTTTTGATATTTGTTCAGATTTTAAATTATTGATAGTCAAGTAAAGATTAGCACCATCAATAATACCCTCGTGTGTTAAATCTATAATGTTAAAAGAAACTCTTTCCATACCATCAGATATTTCAACATCTCTACATAATATTTTTATTCCGTGTGACTTTAAATGAAAAGTTCCCTTTTCGCCAAACTCTTGCTTTATGTTATTTAATATTTCTTTTTTAATTTCTTCATTTACATCCAGAACATTGCAATTTGGGTGTATAGGTATGACTTGTTTTAGTCCTGGTCTTTCGTATAAGAAATCCCTGACAGGAACATAGCAAGTAATTAAAAAGTTATCTTTGTTTACAGGGTCTTCAATTATTGAGTATCGACTGTATCTTAAATGATATCTATTAGCACCAGATACTTCATCAGGGGTACCTTCATCTTTTACCATCTGTATTTTTGCTTCTTTGCTTTTTGAAATTGCTTGAATGATTTTTCAGACAAATCACTTGGGTCTTTTTCCCACTCAACATCTACAGGAGTTTCAAACCTAATATTTTTTCCAATCTGTCTTTTAGCGTGTGAATTACACTTAGGACATTTAATTAACGGGTCTTCTGTAATAGAATGACTAACTTCCCATTCAAAAGAACATCTATGCAATATACATTGATAATCGTATCTAGGCATTATCAAAATCCAATTTAGTTGCTTTTCTATAACCTTGATTAAAGTTACCACTAGTAAAATTCTTTCTAGCGTCCTCAGCATTTTTTTCTTCTTGTGTTACCATATCCATTTTTAAATTCCACTTGCTTCTTTTAAAAGGAATTGCTTGAACAAAAGGTGTTCCTCTTTTTATCATAAAATCTTTTTTCTTATGAATAAGTGTAGGAAAGTTTACTTCGTGCCAAGTATCAGTTTCTACAATTCCGGGAAGAACTGAATAATCTGATTGAAAGTCATAGTTGTAAGGTATAAACAATGTTGAATATCCTTTTGGAGTAAAAAACTTCCAAGGACTATGAAACTTAAGTGGATGTTTGTAAGTACTTTTTGAAGGTAAGTCCCAATTGTATATTTGATTATTTTCATGAAAAGAAGCACCATAGGGAAAATCTCTGTTATCCCATTCTAGTATTTCTTCTCCACCCATGTTAGGCGGAAAACCTCTTTGTAGTAAAAAGTCAGACCACATAGGAATTACAAAACCTTCTGTCATGATATCTACTATTGCTGGACATCTTTTTGCAGTAAATGAATAAAACATATTTTGTGCAGTCTTACCCATTTTTCCAAATAGATTTTTAACTTGACCGGGCATGGCTTGTGGATTCCAACCTTGTGGTTTTTCTTCAATGTAATGCTTCATCTCTTTAAACCAATCTGGCACTGCTTCTTGTGCTGGAACAACAGGTGCAAATTTTGCTAAACCCATTATGTCTGTTTTAAATTCTATTGTCTGTTTCTTATTAAAGTTAAATTTCATTCCTACTTTGTCTCCTTTTTCTGCGTTTAAATGCTTTATGACATTCTTTACAGAATATTTTAAGTTTATCTTGTGCATTAGGATTTTTTGAAAACTCTGAAGTTTTTTTATCTTTTTTGCATGATAAACATAATTTCATTTTATCATCACCAAGTTCTTCTTTTTTCTTTTTTAATATAATTGTGCAATCTTTACAAAAACGAGAAAGACCATCTAAGTATTTTTGATTTCTTAAATATTCTTCTACAGGTTTCCACTCACGGCAGTACTTACATTCTTTTTCAATAGGGTCTTTTAAATTTTTAAGAGCTTCTTTTTGTGCTTGTTCAACACGCTCTTTCAAATCTTCTTCTTCTTCTATCCAAGTTTTAAATCTTTCTAAGCCAATAGGTTGACCTTCGTAGGTTCTTGGAGTTGTTAGTCCACCTCTACCTGTACGAATAATTTCTAAAATAGCTTCTGCTGTTTCTTCGTTATAAGCACCTCGTTGAGGAACGCCTGATTCTATTCTTAACTGTCTAACTCTTTCATGCGTAACACCCCATTCATCTGCCCATTCCTGTAGCATTTTATTAGGGTCTGCTAGAAAGAGCTCCCTAGCTTCCTCTAGGGAAGGAGCTTTTCTATGTACCATGATTTAATTATACAAAGAATCTTGAACGAAAGGGGTTTAATATTGCCATATCTCCTGCTGTAAGAACAGGTGTTAAGTTTTGTATAACTATATCTGCATATGCAACATCATAATCTCCAATTCGCTCAGTAATTGGAACATCAAAACTTGAAGTAGAAGTATTGTCTGACAAATGAGTTCCCACAGCTCCACTATCAGCTTTAGCAGAAATTTGAAGTGCAGTCAAAACCATTCTTGATGCAGCTTTTGCAGAAGTTTGTTTTATTGCTTCAGGTATATCTGCTGCTTGGTATCCGCCAACATAAGTAACGATTATATTTTTAGGTTTAATACCAGACCAGCGAATAACTATTCTTCTTAATCTTCCATTATTGTAAAATACATAGTCTTTCTCGTTACCTTGGGTAAGAGTGTTGCCATCTTCTGTAACAGAAGTTATAGAGGCAATAGGAACATGCCTTAAAAATAAGTCTTCTTGTTCGTTACCGTCAAATGTTTCTGTATAAGTTGCTTGTTCTACATCATAACCTAGATAACGCTTAATAGCTCCGTCAACATAAGGTATAAAAGTATTTGTGACTGAAGCTTCTACAGTAGAGTTTAAATCTACCTGTAAGAATTGCTCTACATCACCTACGCTACAAAGAGCCATTTAGGACTCCTTACTTATCTTCTGTATCTTCTGGTTTAACAGCTTTGGTTTCTGGTGCTTTTTTAGCAGCTTTTTTCTTAGGAGCAGCTTTTTCTTTCTTCTCCACTTTACCCCAACCTTGCTCTTTGAGCCAGTCAGCTGGGTATTCTTTACCTGCTTTAGCAATGAGAGAAGCTCCAGACTTAGGAAGTTCTGATAAAGGACCTTCCCAAATGGAACCATCTTTCATTTTCCAAATGCTTTTCTCTGGTTTAATATAATCTGACATGATGTTTTAATTTTACACTATAAAAACAAAAGAGCGGGTTTAATCCCGCTCTAATGTATAAATCTAAACTAACTTTAGAAGTTAGTGATTTTATGGAAAGCTGCTTCTCTGTAAACAGGGAAACCGACTCTCATGGTAGCTCTGATAGCTAATTGATTCTTAATAAAGAAATCGCTATGGGAGTCAGATACGGCTAATTCCATACCTTGTCTCATAACTAAGTTAGCTGCTTCACCACCACCGAATTTACCAACAAGTACTGTACCTGCGGCAATTGCGGTTGTAGGAACGACTTTTAGTCCCCAGATTTGAGCTGAAGGACCAGCACCCATTCCACCGGCTGCTACGAAAAGTGGTGACTTTTCTGTATAACCAGCAGATGATGTACCTGCAAAGTCTGCACCTACAGAAGTCACAACATCATTCCAGTCACTTGGGTGCATTACAATAGCGTCTGGCTCTGTAAATGCGTTGACTCTGATGTCTGTGATTGCTCCATAAAGTGCACCAATTTTTCCTAAAGTTCCTGCGTAAGCGCTAAAGTCAGTAGAACCGACTGAAGATTTACCAGCGTCTAAGATACCTTCTAGGTTTGGAGCAGAACCATCACCATTAAGGAGTTGGTTGTCCAAACGAAGTCTTATCATTGTTTGCATACGAGAGTTGATGTATCCTTGGATACCGCTTTCGTCTGCAAGTAATTCGTCTGTTACAGGAATGAAGATACCCATTTTACGGATAGCTTCTGTTTGCTCTGTGAAAGCCAAAGCTGCTTCTCCAACAGCAGAACCTTCAGCAGCTTCAGCTGCATTGTTTGTGAAGGTTGTTTCCTCAAGGTATGAGAAAGCATTTTGGTCACTGTTGATTACATCAAATAATGATATAACAGCATTTGGGTCTCTAAGAGCTGTTTCCAAGATACCCGGGGTCCTTAAAACCTCTGGTGGATATCCTGTAGTTGTCAAAGTTGTTTTTGTCTCAATATGAGAATCTACACCTTTAACACCGCCCTCCATATAATTTTTATATGCGTCGGTTTGAACAAATTGCTCACCAACAGATTTAACTTCTGCTGATTCACCAGCTAGTGGCATTTCTGCAACTGGCTTTGAATCTTCTTCTAAAGCTTTAGCATTAGCGAGTTTTTTCTTCTCAATGCTAAGGTCTTCAACTAATTCAGCAAGTTCGTCATTTCTTGACTTAATTTCCTCTTTTTGTTCAGAGGTGTACTTGCCGTCTTCGTTGGCTTCAAAGACAGATTTTAACTCTGCTCTTTTAGCAGCAATTTGGTCCATGAGTTCGTTTGTGTTACTCATTTTTAGATTTCTCCAATCTATATTGCTTATACTTCTTCTATTTCTTCGGCTAAGGATTCAGCAATGATTTGTTGAGCCCTCACCCACTCAGCGTCAAACTCTTCGTCAGAGGAGTCAGTGTTATCTTCTGGAGTTTCTTCTTCAGCAGCTTCATCTTCCGGTTCTTCAACAGCAGGTTCCTCTGCTGGTGCTTCTTCCTCAGTAACTTCTTCGACTTCAGTTTCAACATCAATAGTATCAGTTGAAGCCTCAGCTACCTCTTCTGTTTCAGCTTGTTCATCTTCCACAAGTTCTTCTTCTACTTCTAACTCCAAAGCACCCTCAGTTCCGACATTTCCGATGAACTCATCAATCTCGGTCCAAGCGTCGTTCAAGTCGTCTGCGACTGCACGAAGTGCTTCGGTGGCTTTTACGCCTAATTTCCTACCATCTTCACCACGGAGCATAGATATTGCCTTTGCTCGGGCTACTAAGTCATCTAATGCAGCAAGCACATCTATGACTTCTTCAGAGAAAGACTTGCTGTCTTCCTGTGAAACTTCTAAATCTTCTTCACTCTTCATTTCTTTTTTATCATCCTCCATTTTCATGCAAGGACCACCGTCGTGATACTTACAAGATTTCATTTCTTCTTCGTCATCTCCGTAACTTTTTTGATTACAACCACAATTGTCACCACATCCAGATGATTCTTTTTCATCACCTTTAACATCAGTTATTTCTTTCAACAACTCTGTGTTTGATTTAATAGCTAATGTGTATGTGTCTTGGTTTGCACCAACTAGTACTGGAGAGACTTCGTATACAGTAAGGTCTTTTAGATATCTAGCGTTTGTATCGTCTCCGCCTTTATCTTTTGCCTTACCAAAATCTGAATCGTTAACTTTATAGCCGAATGACCATTGTTGCATATCGCCCATATTCTTAACTAGGTTGTAAGCTTCTTTACCAGACTCGGTGTCCATAAAGAACTCACCTTTGAACACTGCTTTATCATCGTCTTGAGCAATTGTTCCTTTTCCAATAGGCATATCCCATTTGTGAGACCATACCATTGGAACTTGGTTATTTTTAAAACCCGATTTGACAGCTCCCGGCATAACAACATCCCCATCACTGTCAAGGGAATTGAATATACTGAAAACTGCTTCTACTTGACCAGAGTCATCTTTCAACTCTATGTCGATATTTTTAGATTCGTTATTCATACATCCTTCAATCTTAAATTGTACAATAGATTATTCAGATGTGCGTCTTAACTATTTTATACTATGTTTTGTGGATTTAGTTTTTTATTGTCTAAAGTCTGATATTATTCTTAGCTTTGAAATTGGCATAGTGACTTTTCTATCAGTTTTTTTATGGTCGCCATTTTCTAATCTAGCCCATACTTCCATTGTAGCTTCATCATCATTTACTGATGTTACAATACCATGCACAACTGAAGGTGGGTCTGGTTCTTTGTTGATTGACCAGCTTACAGCTTGACCTACTCTTACTGATTCTGCTTTAGTTCCAGACTTTTTAGAAGACAATGGATGTGAGCTAGGCAACAAGTCTTGGTCATAAGGCTTTCTTCTAAATTTACCTGTTCTCAATGCTCTTAAAAAGCCATTAACTCTAGCCATTGCCCATTGCTCTGCTGAACTTACATTACCTCTGACTGAACCCGGGTTAGTTCTATAAGCACCTATTCCTCTGTTATATACCGCAATTAGCATACGAAGTGTTGCTCTGTGCTTAGGATTATTTTTATTATGGTCTTCTACTTTTCTAGTAAGACCTGCTCTAGCTTGGTCAGATATTGCTTTTAATAAATATTTCTCTGCATAATCAATAGATTTTTTTCTTCTCTCTCTAATAACTTTTTTGTAGTCATTTACAACAGACTTCATTTGTGAAACTCCACCAGCTGTTACTCCGCCCCACTTCATAACTGCAATAATGCCGTTAAGTCTATTATTTTTCTTATGACGATTCATAAAGCGTTCTCTTCTCTTAACCCAGTTAAGTACTGACTCACTTCTATCTCCACCTTTGTAGGCAGTCCATCTGTTAAAAGCGTCATTACCAGTAAATGAAGTAGGAGGATTACCACCGGTACCTGCTCTTCTCCAAATCTCTGGCCAGTTTTCTTTTAAGTCTTTAACATAAGCGTGACTAGGAAATTGTTTATGTTGTGAGTTAGATAAACTTATTTTTTGATTATCTCCACTCTTTGGAAAGTTTGTTACTTTATCCGGTGCTTTTTCTTCCGGACTATGTAGTTTGTCACCTTTTTCATACATTGTTTCAGCTTCTTCTAAAGAAACTTTAAGTTCTTCTACCTCTCCGTCCTTTTTAGGTTTGTATACTGCGTCTAAATAATCTTGATGTGTAGCGCAAGCCATATAAAATTTATCTCCGTCTACTTCAATGTAGTGTGTACCTTCGCAACCTAATTCTTTAGCTCTCTCTTGTGCTTCTTCAATAGTTGTGTAAGTATCTTTCATCAAAGCAGCTGGTTCTTTTTTGTTGTTTAAAAAGTTTTCTGCTTCTGCTCTTGTGTCAAAGCATTTTATTATTTCACCATCTTCATGGCTTATAACACAGAAAGCACCATTAGGCATTTCTGCAATATATTTTTCTTCATTGAGATAAGTAGGTGTTGGTTTAACAACATCTTCTCTTTCTACCTCTGGCGGTAAATCAATAGTAGTTAACTTACTTTCGTCATCTTCGGGTGCAGGTTCTTCGTCATCATTGTTATTTGCCGGTGCAGGTTCATTAGTAGGTTGGTCATTAAGAAGTGGTGAACCATCTTCTGTAACTTGAATCATGTTAAGAGGTCTAAGATAAACATCATGTCTATCATCTGCCTCTAACCCAACTACTTTTCTTGCTTCGCCAATTGTTACCCAACCTCCTTGAACAGCAGTATTCATGCGTTTATAGAGATTGTCTTTGTCATCAGCTAGTGCTCTAACATTACTGATATCAAACTCTGCGTATTGATTATCATTTCCGCCGAACTCTGGTCGTAACAATTGATGAGTCAGTTCTTGCGCAACCATGTTCCACATTGGGACCATTTTTGACTCTGTAAAGAACTCTCTAAGTTCTTTTGTATTTGAATAAGTCGCCGAATCCAATCCAGCTCCGAGGCCGGCAAGCACTGCTGGAACGCCTAGAACTGCTGACACTCTTTCTTCTGGGATTCTTCTTAATTCAGCTAACTTCATTTGGTCTGGAGAGAAAGATACTATTTCAACATTCATAGCACCGGATAAGACCATAGGCGCACCTCTGTTCTTACCACCAAACTTTTGCTTATACATATCTGCAATAGCTTCAGCTTCTTCTCTCGTTGGGCCACCCATAGCGTCATCTCTTGGTGAGAGAATTACTCCGGGTACCGCCATATTATGTAATAAAGCCGCAGTGTATTGTCCTGCTGCTTCGTCTCCTGCTATCTCTCTTAGAACGCCTCTAAGTGGAGCAAGACCACGCCTCATGTTACTAGGGTCAACATTTTGGCGTAAGTGAACCATATCTGCTTTTTCTATTCGTACAGAATCTTCCCCTTGTACACCGCCTTGTGGTTGATACTGATAATGAGTTATAAGTTCGTTCTCATTTCCTTTTGCTTCAACTAAGTGAGGCATAAGAGGGACTAGCTCAACAACTACGCCTCTAGCATTTCTGTTTTTATAGATAAAAGCGTCGCCGTTTGCATTTAAAGATGTAACAATATAGTTTGCTAACAACTGTTGTGTCATGTAAGGATTAGGTCTTCTGAATAGTTTTGCTAATTCGTGATTCATATCTTGTGCATAATCACCTTCATTATTTCTAGTAGCAACTAAAAGTCCCGGTTCTGCAAACGCAGTAGCCAATACATTAAGACATGCAATAACAGCAGAGTTACCAGTTCCGTCACCTAGTTCTGCTAGTTTTTTGTGGTCGAAATAACCAGATTGGGTGTTGTAACCCATAACTGCTTGATTAAGATATGAATACTCTGATTGGTTTACAATTAAACCTTTTTGATTTGCTTCTCTTCTAATTCTTGCGTCAGTTGGTGCATTCAACCAATCTAACGCTTTTGAAAATCTTGACTTGTCTTCAGCCATTAATACGCGCTCCAGCTTCTTTGTTCTTGCAACATTTGAACGCCGTAAGATAAAGTATCGATAATATCATCATGAGCACCAGCAGGAAAGGTCATAATTTCTCTTTCCACTTCTGGTAGCCAATGTGTATCTCGTAATAAAAATACATCACCTGCTTCCATACGAGCAGATAAAGGTAGTGCGCGTGTAACTTTGTCTTTATCCGTTTTAAGATTTCTTACACGAATACCAGCTCGTTGCGCCATCTGGATTATCGTGGTTTGAAAACCTTGGCGTTCTATACCTACATATTTTAGCTTATTTTTATCCATTGCGCGTTTTATCGCTGGAATAATATCAGGACCCTCTAATTTAGCTCTAACCATATCAATAACAAGCAATCTGTTATCAGGAGTTCTTGCGAATGATGTAATTACTGTAAAGTCAGAATCCTTATTAGTGGTAGTAGCTAAGTCAACAATACCAAATCTTTCTAATGCACTTAAGTAATACTCTGAACCTTCAACGATACATTTGATATTACCTGCCGCATCAGGAACAGTAGTAAAGTAATGTAGCCATTCGGGTTTAAGCATACCCTGACCTGCATCAACAAACTCTGCTAAATATTCTTGTGCAAAAACTATAGAACCAACTTCTGTTCTAGCTGCCTCAACTTCTTCTGGGTCAATCATAGGATTGTCAGTAGTAGAGAATCTAAATCGTTGCCAGTTGTCTGCCTCTTCTGCTGTTTCCCATAAATCAAAAAACCAGTTATCCCTACCAATAGGAGTAGAAATAAATAATGCAGAACCTTTTCTTTCAGTAAGTGTAGGTCTTAATACTTCTTGCCAAACTTCTGGCTTTACGAATGCAGCCTCGTCCATAACTAGAAAGTCCAAACCTTCACCACGAAGTCTTTGAGGATTGTCAGCAGACCTTACAGCAATAGAACCTCCGTTAGCTAAATCAATTTGCATATTAGCTAAAGATACTTTTGGTTCTATTTCTCTAGGAAATGATTTTGCACTTGCAGCGATATCACGCCAACCAACTCTAGCAATTGAAAATGTAGGTGCTACCCACCAAGCTCTTCCACCTTGTAGTGCAACTTCCATACACAGTTGCACACCAAGTCGTGTTTTACCAAATCGTCTACCTGCGCAAAGAATTTTCCATCTTGCTTCAGATTTTGCTACTTCTAACTGTCCTTTATGTAAAGGAGGTAAAGTAGGAACATACTTATTTGCCATTCCTCCATTGTAATACAAGAAACCCTTTTAGAAGTTCAGTATATTCAAACTTAGAACCAACTTGTTGTCTTCCGTCAAATATATCGTGATGATGTTTACAAAGAATACAAACATTCATTGGGTCATCAGATATATTTCTGTCGCGTCCACCCATACCCTTTGCTCGTAAGTGAGCCATCTCTAGCCATTTTTTGGAATTGCAGTTCGGCCATTCGCATTTATAATTTGCTCTCTTTAAAGCTTTCTCCCGTAGCTCTGAAAGATTTTTCTTGCCGGTGCCTTCTCTTTTTTTCTGCCCCATACCGGATATACCAGAGTTTGCACTTCTTCTTTTTTTAAACTCCGCCCAAGTTTCATTTTCTGGGTCCCATTGAACTTTAGCCATTAGGTGTGCTTGGACTCCTTTTGGATAAGGCTATTCCCGAAAGAATAGCCAGTGATGGGAGGATATCGGTTAGTGGAGCCGACAAATCAATAGTACCATTCAAACTTAATCTCATGGGTTTTATTATAGTCGAACTAGATACTCTTTGTATAAAAAATGCATTGACACCATTCTTCCTATGATTTCAGTTTTGATGTCTTTTTTTTTAAGATTATTTACGGACCAGATGTCTTTTATTTTTTTTCCTTTACCCAACCAGATAATTTGATTTTCATTTATTCGGAACCTCATACCTTTGTAAATATAATCCATAGTTTTTTTATAGTAGCACACTCTCAGAAATTTTTGTGTCTCTAGATACAGCTAACCCTGTGCGGCCCCTCCCAAACCAAAAATTAAATATGCCGAGGAATGTCCCTATGACGGATGATGTGTGGTCTGGCTAGTCCACTTAAATAAGTTCTGAATGCTACACCCATTCTGAAAGCCAGTGCGTGTAGTTACTTGTAGTTAGATACAATAGCGAGTAGAAAAAATAATGCAAATCGTTTTGTATAGGTTTTTATTTATGGTAAATTATTGGTATATGAAATTGTTGGTTCTTTTTCATATATATTGAAATAACAATCTAAAAAACCGGTGTTCTGTTAAAGCCAGCACCGGTTTTTTATTTTAAAAAATTAGTAATTCTTTTTTTTGCGAGTTCGCAATATTCAATATCTTGTTCTATCCCAACAGAATTTATGTTGTTCATAAGACACGCTATGCTTGTCGTACCGCTACCTAAGAACGGGTCAAGAACAGTTGCGTTCTCTCTGACAGACGCTCTGACAATTCTATCAAACAACGCTACAGGTTTTTGCGTAGGATGTTTACCCTCTGTCTTTTCTTCCTTACTAGGTGGCTTGAACTCCCAAACATCTTTCATTTGCAAGTAATCGTTTTCTACAGTCATATCGTCATAGTTAAATATATATCTAGTTCTTTTATCTGCCTTAGCCCAAAGTATTGTTTCTGTAGAGTGGGTAAAAGTTCTGCAACTTAGATTAGGTGGCGGAGATGGCTTTACCCAAGTAATGTTATTTAAAATGTGAAATCCTAACTCCTGCATTGCAAAACCAACACTATAGATATTGTGAAATGTACCTGTTACCCATATACTGCCTCTAGGACTAAGTAATTTCTTACAACGAGATAACCATTCTTTGTTAAACTCGTGATTTAGATGCAAACCTTTAGATTTATCCCAGTCTCCTTTGTTTACACTTGCAAATCTGCCTTTATATGCCGTTAAACCATCGTTGCTGAGAAAATAAGGGGGGTCTGCTATGACTAGGCTATATTGTTCCTTGTTTTTTATCATTTCGTCCATAACGGCAAAACAGTCGCCGTTTATAACTTGAGTTTTAGCTGGATGTGTAATGCTAAAATATTTCATATAAAACTTTCATACAAAAGTATAACATGCATCCAATAAAAGCCTCGCAATAGATATCTAAGTAATACTCTTACTAG